TGGTCATTGCCAAGCATCTACTTTCGACCATCAAGCTCAAGATGGTGAATTTGTGATGGAAAGATCAGCCAATGATGTCCGGCAGAAAATAGTCGCGGGTAAGATTATAGATAAGACCCCTACGGAGATCGAACAGGATAATCCCAGTCGAGTGCCTTTATCATTTGGGAACCGTCCAGTAAAAATTACTAATGGTCAACTTCAAAGTATCCTACAAAGACTTGATGCTATTGAGGCAAAATAATGGATCTACACCCTTTACGAATAACAGAAAACTATCAGCCACTTGCTATCGTACTAACTGACTTAACTCCGTTAGGTGCTGTTGCTCTTGATGGTCAGTTTATAGTTGGTACTGGTGCTGGTACCTTTAATTATGAGAGCGGGAATACTGCACGTACTTCCCTTGCCCTTGGTTCGGGTAGTAATGTGCAATTTGCATCCTTAGCTCTTTTCTCTGCGTCTAATCAGTTAAGAATAATAGACACCGATGATGGTCAGGAATGGAGAATAGGAGCCAACAGTGATCTCTTTCTTATTGAAGATGAGGTTACAGGGAAGATTCCGTTCAGGATAGCAGACGGGGCGGAAAATTTGGCTGTTGTTATTGATGTTAATGGGTATGTTGGATTAGGTTTAGCTGCCCCAAGTATGCAACTCGACATGGTTGGAAGCCTTAATTTAGAAGCAACAATTTCCAGTTCCACAGGAGTTATACACAAGGGAGGGATTAGCTTTCTTCACGATTTTCAACATCCAACAGCATTGGGTGGGGGTGTAACAGGGCAGAATCTGTTTATAGGTAGAAACGCTGGCAATTTTCACATGGGGGGTACGGCGGATAATACTTGGGAATCAAGTCGTAATGTTGGAATTGGAAGGGACACTCTTAAAGAAAACACTAAAGGTTTCAGTAATGTTGCTATAGGAGTGAATGCTCTTACCGCCAATACAGAGGGTAAGCAGAATTTTGGTATGGGTTATTCTGCTGTCCAGCGAAATACAATCGGATCTTCAAATATTGGTATCGGTGCTCTCGTTTTACAATACAATATAAATGGTGATAAGAATGTAGCTATAGGATCCAGTGCAGGCCGAGGTTCCGTCGGTAACAGCCACAGTAATAATACCTTTATTGGCTATCAAGCTGGAAGAAGTGTAACTACTGGTTCAAGTAATATTTTCATCGGCAATGATTCCGGACATCGACAAACAACTAACGGCAATCTTTTAATACTTGATAATCAAATACGAATGGATGTTACTACAGAATTGACCAATGCAATAATCCATGGAACAATGGATGCCGTTCCTGCAAATCAGATACTAAGAGTTAATGCTGAACTTCAAGTTATAGGACGAGGTGGTTTTGGAACGACTACTCCAAACGCTCCATTAGAAGTTAAAGGTCTTAAGCCGGGAATTGTCGGCGGTCATCAAAGTGGTATGCTTCACGTAACTGATAGCGATCCCGCTGAATTTTCTAATTCAGTTATTACGGGACATAATGCCTTTAATGGAAATACACAGCTTTGGTATTTAGGAAATACATCAAGTTTGAATAATGACATTGCTTTTATCAATCGCCAAAATGCACCATTACAC